CTTGAATACCTGATTAAGACCTACACCAACAATGGCGAAATCGTACTTGATAACTGCATGGGAAGCGGTTCAACGGGCGTGGCCTGCGCCAATACCGGGCGGGAGTTTGTCGGAATCGAAAAAGACCCTGATTATTTTATAATCGCGCAACGGCGAATTGTGAAACGGCTGGAAGAGATTGCCGAACATGGAACGGCAGAGACGGAAAATGCCTGCATTGTTGCGGCAAAGCCGGAAGAGGTCCCAGACCCATTCGAGCTCGAAACCCTTATGAATCTGCCAAAGGAGGCGACCTGACCATGCGGAAGCATCCATCCCGTCTGAGTACTGCGGGCATATCCCCGGCCCGATATGACGAGCTGCGGGCAATCTGCCACCAGTACTGGGAGTGCAAGCGGCGGCTGGCATGGGCCCACGCGGGAATCGTCGACCGGCCCGAGCGCCGGTGCGGCGCGTGGAAGAAGCCCGATCCCACCGGCAACGCCGCTATGGCCCTGGCTGATCACCCGGACGCGAAGCGGGTGAAGCTGATCGAACAGTGCGCTGCCGCCGTGGCCGAGCCGGTCGTCGCCCGTGGGCTGCTGCTTTATGTCACCAAGGGACGCGCCTGGGAGTATCAGTCGCCGAGGCCGCCCATCGGGAGGAATCAGTTTTATGTCACAGCCCAGCTGTTTTACATCGAGCTGGATCGGTGCCTGGAATAATTGCGGGGATAAACCGGGAGGCAGTGTGTGACAAAATCATAGCGTCGACAGGCGGGTCAAGGCAAACGTCCCACGGATGCCCGCAACCCTGCAAGCCCGCCTCTTCGACATCACCCCCTTTTCCTGCCCACGCTGCCGAGCCATCAACGTGGGCACTTTCATGGAGGCCGAGATGAAGCACAAGTGCACCGACCCGTTTTATCGGACAAAGCGATGGGAACGGTTGCGCGCCGCTGTGCTTCGGCGGGACGGGTACAGGTGCCAGGAGTCGAAGCGCTTTGGAAAGCGCGTCGAGGCCACGACCGTGCATCACGTATTCCCACGGGACGAGTTCCCGGAGTATCAGTGGGAGCCGTGGAATTTGGTCAGCCTGGCCGGAGATGTGCATGATCAGATGCACGACAGGACAAGCGGGGCGCTGACACAGAGGGGCGCGGAATTGCTCAGGCGCGTGGCGCGGAAAAAAGGAATCGAAGTTCCGATGAGGTATCGGGGATGAAAGTGCTTTATTTTTGTGACGGCAACGGATGCCGAGGAAGGTCGTGCGGTGGCAATCCGGCAGAGAATATCGGCGGCTGCCAGCGCACGACGCGCCCAGAACACGCGATAAACGGCACGTGTAATGCGCCGGAGCAGGAACCTGAACGGTTCGCGGAAATAATGCCGGGCTTATACGCCGAGAAAGTTCCGGGAAATTTACAACCGGATAACAAAACACAAAGACACGCCAAAACTTGACTGTGCAACGCGAAATCTTTACAAGAAAACGCGCGCGCGCAATCCCCCCCCGGTCGCTCCACAAACCCACCCCCATAGGGGGACCGGTGGGGGCAGCTTTTTCCAAGTGGGTGGGGTTTTTGGCAAATGGGGGTAAGACGGCAGCCGAGGGGCGCGAAGTAGCGCGGAAGTCGGCATGAGGTTCAGCGAAGGGAGGCGGGAGCGTGGAGAAGGCGCGGTGGATTGAGCGGATCAAGGCCAGCTGCCGGGCGGCGGGGACCTATCGGGAATGGTTCGCCGACGTGATCGACACGCTGGCCGCGATCCTGGAACGCCGGGACGAGGCCGAGGCGCTGTTCGTCGAGCAGGGCGGCGACGTGCTGATCGAGCACACAAACAAGGCCGGGGCGACGAACTTCGAGCAGAACCCTATCCTCCGGATGATCAACGATCTGAACCGGGACGCGCTGGCCTACTGGCGGGATTTGGGGCTGACCCCGGCGGGGCTGAAAAAGATCGACGAGGCGGCGATGAAGCAGCGGAAGAAATCCGCGCTGGAAGGGGCGTTGAAGGGCCTTGGCGGCTAAGATGCCGAGGGCGAAGCGCTACAAGAAGATCGCCATCGCCTACGCGAAGGCCTGCGCCGCTTCGGCTGAGGTCGCCTACCAAACCGCAGCCGAGGCGCGGGCCGCCGGCGTCAACGTCTGCGGGGCCGAGGTCGCCGCAGCGGCGAAGCGATTTCTGGCAGACCTGGAGCGCAAGGATCTGACCCTGCGCACGAAGGACCCGGATTTTGTCTGCAACATCATCGAGCGCGTGATGGTGCACAAGCAGGGGCAGGCGCTGGACGGCACCCCGCTGACCAATACCCCGTTCAGGCTGCTGCCCTGGCAGGTGTTCATCGTGTACAACCTGCTGGGGTTTTACTATAAGGGCCGGCGGGAGCGGCGCTTCAAGGAGGCCCTTATCTTCGTCCCCCGCAAGAACGGAAAGACCTTCTTCATAGCGGCCCTGGCCTTCGGGCTGGGACTGCTGGAGCGCAAGAGCGGCGCGAAATTGTACATCGTGGCGGCTTCGATGAAGCAGGCGCTTGAGAGCTTCGAGGACATACTCTACACCCTTCGATATCGGGGGATGGCCGGGGAGTTCCGGATCCGGAATAACAACGCCGAGCACTCACTCCATCTGGACTTCCTGGACGAGGACGGCAACCCGGACGGATTCATCCACATCGAGGCGCTGGCCTCAAACCCGGACGCACAGGACAGCTTCAACGCGCCCTTCACCATCGCCGACGAGATCCACGCGATGAAGAAGGCGGCGCAGTACAACCGCTTCAAGGAAGCCGGCAAGGCCTACACCAACAAGATCATGCTGGGCATCACCACCGCCGGCGACAATGTCAACTCGTTCTGCTACCGCCGGATGGAGTACGGCATCAAGGTGGTCACCGGCCAAGTGAAGGACGATAGCCTGTTCGTGTTCATCTCCCGGGCCGACCAGGACGAGAAGGGGAACGTCGATTACCTGAACCCCATCCAGCACCAGAAGGCCAATCCGTCCTACGGCGTGACCATCCGCCCGTCGGACATGATGCAGGCGGCCATCGAGGCCCAGAACGACCCGCAGCAGCGCAAGGACTTCTTCAGCCGGTCCCTGAACATCTACACCACGGCGCTGAACGCCTGGTTCGACCTGACGAAGTTCAAGCAGAGCGACGCCAAGTATAGCTGGACGCTGGAGCAGCTGGCGCGGCTGCCGGTGAAATGGTACGGCGGCGCGGACCTGTCCAGGATGCACGACCTGACCGCCGCCGCGCTCTGGGGGCAGTATCAGGGGGTTGACATCTGCATCACCCACGGCTTCTTTCCCCGCACCGAGGCGGCGAGGAAGGCGGACGAGGACGACATCCCCCTGTTCGGCTGGGAAGACGATGGGTGGCTGACCATCTGCAACACGCCGACGGTCAACTATTCCGACATCGTACTCTGGTTTACGCAAATGCGGGCCATGGGCTTCAGGATCGAGGCCGTGGGCCACGATATGAAATTCGCCGGAGAGGAATACGTGCCGCTGATGAAGCGGGCGGGCTTCAAAATCAAGAATCAGCCCCAGTTGTACATCCTAAAAAGCCGGGGCTTCCGGCACATCGAGAAATCGGCAAACGACGGGACGCTCTATTATCTGCACAGCGACGCCTATGAGTATTGCGTGGCCAACGTCCACGCCATCGAGAAAACCGACGACCTGATACAGTACGGCAAGGACCCGACGACGCCAAAGCACCGCATCGACCTGTTTGACGCTTCGGTGTTTTCCTGTATCCGCTGGATGGAGGAGACGGTCAAGGCCGAGAACGCCTGGGAGTGGTAAAACGAATGAGCAAGAGAAAGCGGCGCGTTCGCGCCCAGCAGCAGCGGGACCAGACCGGGGGCAGCTTCGCCCTGTGGCTGGCAGGGGACAACGACGAGTGTCCGGTGGGCTACACGCGGCTGAGCGACAACCCGGAGATTCAGACGGCCTGTCTGAGAATCGCCGAGCTGATCGGCAGCATGACCATCTACCTGATGGAGAACACCCCGGGCGGCGACAAGCGGATCGTCAACGATCTGAGCCGGGCCATCGACATCACGCCTTGTGACAACATGACGCGGATGCAGTGGATGACGGCCATCGTCATGACGCTGCTGTTGTACGGCAAGGGCAACAGCGTGGTGGTGCCCCACACCTGGAAGGGCAACCTTCAGAGCCTGGAGCCCATAGCGGCGGACCGGGTGACGTTCCAGCCGGTGGGCAATTCCCGGCGGGATTACCGGGTGTTGATCGACGGCGTTCCCCGGCGACCGGGCGACCTGCTCCACTTCGCCTACAACCCCGACCCGCACTACGCATGGAAGGGCCGGGGCGTCACCGTAACGCTGAAGGAGATCGCGGCCAACCTGAAACAGGCGGAGAAGACCAAAACTGCATTTTTGTCCAGCGAATGGAAGCCCTCGATCATCGTCAAGGTAGATTCTACGGA